AGAACAAATCATTAAACGCCTAGAACTTGGCGAGCCTTTATCAAAAATAACAAAAGATAAGAAATTACCAGATCAATCAACTGTTTACAAATACGCGAGAGAAAACAAAGATCTTCACGAAAGAATTATGAACGCCAGGCAAACTGGTGTTTGGACATTGCTGGACAAAATTGCTGAAGATATGGAAGTACCAAAGACACCGCAAGAAACTCATTTTTTAAGAGAAAAATATTCACACATCAGATGGTTAGCGAGCAAACTTGCAGCTAAAACATTTGGCGATAAAATTCAACAAGACGTTAAACAAGATACGACAATAACTGTTAGCTGGGGAAATCCAAATGATATGGTTGAAGCTAAAAAGATTGTGGAGGAAGTACAAACGACATCTGTACCGAGCTTACCAAATAGATAAGTGGTAGTTTCTCCGTGTTTTCACGCGGCCAAAGTGGGATCTCAGGCGCGCGTATGAGTTCGAACAAAACAAGAACATTGGCTATCAACTCCCTGGTTACTCTCTGGTTGGATAAATAAGATAGAGTTTACGCTATTAATCGGTAGGATATAGATCTACGACCCATGTTCTCTGCATACAAAAATGTAGATTTGAAAAGAACAAAGGTGGGGTATCCCCGAAAAATAACCCGCGAAATTTAAGAATATATAACTTAGGAGTTTGGCACACACAGCCACACACACATAGGAACAACATGGATAATTTTAAAAATAAAATGATTACTGCAATGGTTTTTTTAGCCGAGGATACAAACGGCATGGTTATCCATCTTAATGGATTTGATGATCCAAGGCACGCAAGCAATTTTGTAAAAAAATTAATGAAAAATAGTGGGATAGAATACAAATCAATATTGGATCTGTCTGAACTACCCACATTACACTAGGAGGAAGAATGGAAAAAATAATGAAAAAATGGCATGGCTGGAGTAGAAACAGAAAAGTAGCTGTTGTTGGAGCTGCTATCATTATTGTTATAGCAATAATATTTCACTAATGCACATACAGATCCCTTACACACCGCGGCCATTACAAGCAAAGCTGCATGAGGATCTGGATAAACATCGGTTCGCAGTATTGAATTGCCACAGAAGGTTTGGCAAAACGATATTGGTTATATTACATTTAATTAGAAAAGCTCTAACGAATGATAAAAAGAACCCTAGATATTATTTAATTGGGCCAACATTTGTTTCTATTAAAAGAGTTTGCTGGGATTATTTAAAGCAATACGCTGGATGTATACCTGGAACTACATTTAACGAAACGGAGCTGCGTTGTGATTTTCCAAATGGCGCAAGAATTACTTTAATGTCTGGAGAAGATCCAGATCGAATTAGAGGAATTTACGCAGATGGAATTTGCGTAGATGAGGTTAGCCAAATGAACCCGAAACTTTGGCACGAAATATTAAGACCCGCTATATCTGACAGAAAAGGATTTGCATATTTTATTTCGACACCAGCTGGAATGAGTAATATATTTTATGATTTATACCAGTACGCATTAAGCGATCCAAGTTGGCTAGCTTATACTGCTAAAGCAAGTGAAACAAATTTAGTAGATCAAGAAGAACTAGACGCTGCCAAAGCTCAGATGGGGGAGAGTAAATATCTCCAGGAATTTGAGTGCGATTGGGTAGCAAACGTAAGTGGAAGTATATATGGAGACATAATACAAAAGATAGAAGATAATAAACAAATAACTAAGATAGCCTATGATCCAAGTTTATTAGTTAATACAGCATGGGATTTGGGTTACGGAGACAACACCGCAATAGTTTTTTTTCAGCAAGTTGGTAATCAAATAATGGTTATTGATTATTATGAAAACAACAAAGAAGGTTTGCCGCATTATGTTCAGTACATAAAAGATAAAGATTATGTTTATGGAGAACACTATGCACCACACGATATAGAAGTAACAGAATTTAGTAATGGTAAGACAAGACGAGAAGTTGCTTATCAATTAGGAATAAGATTTAGAGTATTACCAAAGCTCCCACTAGAAGATGGGATCCACAATTTAAAAATGGTTTTACCTAAATGTTGGTTTGATGCAGATGCTACACAACCATTAATAACAGCGTTAAGACATCATCATCGAAAGTATAACGACAAGATGAGAATTTTTAGTGCAAAACCCGTTAAGGATTTTAGCTCACACGCTTGCGATGCCGCAAGATACATGGCTATATCTTTATCGGAATTACCAAAACAAAAACTTGCAGATCAACAAACAGCGCAAAGTGATTATGCAATACACCAGGAGAAATAAATTATGGGATTTTTAATGCCAAAAGCACCAGCGATGCCAGCAATTCCAGAGCCACAACCTTTGCCAGAAGCACCGTCTTTTGAAGATCAAGAAAGAGAAGAAGAAGCAAAAAGAAAAAGAGCAAAGATTAGAAGAAATAGAAAAGGAAGATCATCAACAATTTTAACTACAGCTGATGGTTTGGAAGATAACGAATTAACAACTAAAAAGAAATTATTAGGAGAATAATATGGGTGGAGCAAGTGCTGGATCTGATAAATCTGATGAAAAAAAAGTAGATACTTACGCAGATCAATTAAAAAAAATACAAGCAAAAAAATCTAAATATAAGATTAATGAGTTTGGTTATAAGGTTAAAAAAAATCCAATAGAAAGATTTATCGATGTAAGTCCAGTTATGAATATAGTTGGAAATTTTGCTGACAAACATAACCTTAATAGAAGAATGAAGTTTGCCAATAAAAATAATATTAATTTACAAGGTTTAAGTACAGAGCAAATTTTATCAAAAGATTTTAAAGCTAAATTAGATGCCAGAGGTTATGACGATTATAACAAAGGTTTAATGAGTGGTAATGTTGGTGGCAATAATGATGGAGGTGGTGGAGGCGGTAACAATAATAACAATGCTACACAAATGGCATCTGGTGTTGTTACAAACACGGGAACTGTTGTAGCTCCTAGTAATGCTGAAGTTGCACAAGCACAATCTACAACTATGTCTGCTGATGAAATATTATTAGCCAATAAGAAAAAAGGTAGAGTAGAAACTATAATGACTGCTGCGTCTGGTTTAGGTTCAAGTAATATCTTAAATACAAAAAAGAAAACATTGGGAGTATAGATGGCACAAGATCCAAAAGCAAAAATGGTATTGGAGAGATATAAAACTCTCAAAGCTCAAAGAGTAACTTGGGAAGATCACTGGCAAGAAATTGCAGATTATTTTTTACCAAGAAAAGCTAACATTACAGAAAAGCATACTAAAGGCGATAAACGTCACGACCAAATATTTGATGGTACAGCTACTCACGCATTAGAATTATTAGCTTCATCTTTAAATGGTATGTTGACAAATACTATTTCTCCATGGTTTGTTTTAAAATTTAGAAACCAAATGGCAGCTGACAATGATGCTGCAAACGAATGGTTAGAAACTTGCGCTAAGATTATGCAACAAGTATTTGCTAGATCTAACTTCCAACAAGAAATTTTTGAATTATACCATGAGCTTCTAGCGTTTGGTACATCTGCTATGTTTATTACAGACGATGTTAAAGATGATTTAAGATTTAAAACTTTACATATTTCAGAAATTTTTATTACAGAAAATGAAAAAGGATTAGTTGATAGCTTAACAAGAAAATTTCAAATAAAAAATAAAAATATTCCAGCTATGTATGCAGATGCAAAATTACATAGATCTATCTTAACTGACATTGAAAAAGATCCTTATGGAGATACAATAATAATTCATTCTGTTTATCCAAACGATAAACCTATGGGATATGATAATTCTAAAAATATGGATTATGTATCTTGCCATGTTCACGAAAAAACTGGAACTTTGTTAAGAGAAAGTGGATTTAAAGAATTTCCTTATGTAGTACCAAGATATTTAAAAACATCATCTAACGAAGTTTACGGTAGATCTCCAGCTATGAACGCGCTGCCAGATACTAAGATGTTAAACACAATGTCTAAGACAACAATCAAAGCAGCTCAAAAACAAATAGATCCACCTTTAATGGTTCCTGATGATGGTTTTATTTTACCTATTAGAACAGTGCCTGGAGGATTAAATTTTTATAGATCTGGAACTAGAGAACGAATTGAACCATTACAAATAGGATCAAATAATCCACTTGGTTTAAACATGGAAGATCAAAGAAGAAAAGCAATTAGAGAAAACTTTTTTGTCGATCAATTGATGACAGTTGGAAATCAAAACATGACAGCTACAGAAGTCTTGCAAAGAACAGAAGAAAAAATGAGATTACTAGGCCCAGTGTTAGGTAGACTTCAATCAGAATTATTGCAGCCATTAATTACAAGATCTTTTAATTTATTATTTAAAAATAATAAACTTCCTCCAATACCAGAAGAACTAGGAGATCAAGATATAGAAATAGAATATGTATCTCCTTTGGCTAAAGCTCAAAAAACACAAGAGCTATCTTCAGTAATGAGAGGTATAGAAATATTTGGCTCCATGCAAAATATTGCACCCGTTTTTGATTACATAGATATAGATGGTTTAGTTTCTCACATCCAAGAAGTATTAGGATTGCCAGCTAAAATTATGAGATCAAAAGCTGAAGTACAACAAATGCAACAACAAAAACAACAAGCAGAAATGGAACAAATGCAATTACAACAAGCTCAACAAGTGGCGGAAAGTGCTGGAAAAGTAGCTCCAGCTTTAAAGGTATTAAATGAACAGTAAAGATCTTAAAGAAATAGAACTTGCTTATAAACAAACTTTTAGTTCTGAAACTGGAGAAAAGGTTTTGGAAGATCTAAAAAAAAGATGCAGCTTTTATAATACTACACACATTAAAGGCGATAGCCATGAAAGCGCATTTTTAGAAGGAACAAGATTTGTAATCTTGTTTATTAATAATATGCTCAATAAAAAACCAACGGAGGATAAATGAGTAGTGAAACAAACCAGGTAGCAGTTGAACCTACAAGTCAAGTGTCTGCGGAAACACCAACAAACGATACAACATTAACGGCAGAAACAGTAGCATCGGATTGGAAAGCCAGTTTATCAGAAGAAATAAGATCTGATAAATCTTTAGAAAATATTAAAGATATAGAAGGTTTGGCAAAGTCTTATGTTCATGCACAAAAATTAGTAGGTGCAGATAAAATTCCAGTACCTAATAAATTTGCAACAGAAAAAGATTGGGATGCAGTTTACGAAAGACTTGGCAGACCCGATGATCCATCTGGATATAAATACGATTTACCAGAAGATCAAAATTTAGATAGCGAAGCTCTTAAAAGTTTTTCAGATCAAGCGCATAAACTTGGATTACTTCCTGGTCAAGCAAATGGTGTTGTTAAATTTTATAATGATGCAATGTCAAAAATACAACAAGATCAAGAAAGCGTAGCTGTAGCTGCAAGAGAAAACAGTACCAAAGAATTGAAACAAGAATGGGGCCAGGCATATCCACAGAAAATTAGCCAGGCTTCTAATCTTGCAAAAAGTGTAGGAGCTAGCGCATTGTTTGATACTAATTTAGCAGATGGAACTAAACTTGGAGATCATCCAGTTATGATAAAAGCATTTGCAGAGCTAGCAAGTAAAATGGGAGAAGATAGTATTACGCAATCTTCTGGGCCAATTTATCAAACACCAGCTCAAATAGAAAAAGAAAT